AGGGCAAGGTTGTCAAAACGAAAGAGGTCTACAACGCTACGAAAGCACTCAGCACAAGCAACGGCAACGCCATAACCTTCAGCAAGCCTAGCGACTTTACGGCATCACTCGGTGTGCGCATACGGAGAGCATGGCCTCAGTCCACATGGGCAGACGGTGCGGTGGTCAGCATCTCAGCCGATGACACCTTCACAGGCACAATGTCTGTCACACTGACCACAACCCATGCGCAGTCCTATGCGCTCATTCTGGAATTGATTTATATCTGAGGAGGAAATTTTTATGGGTATTCAGATTCATGAACTTGCGACAAAATCGGGGAACTTGTCTTCCTCAGACTTTCTCGTCGTTGACAACGGGACGGTCACGGCGAAAATCGACTACACGAAACTTGCCAAGGCAATCGTCGAGCAGTACAACGGCAGTACCCTTGCCGGGTCAGCGCAGACGCTTCAGAATGCACTGAACGGGCTGAACACGAACACGGAAAATATGTACACAAAGACAGGTACTGTGATTTCTTCTGACGGCGAAGACCTTAACACATATTGGACAATGGGCAAATACTACTGTCAGTCATCCGCACGAGCGCAGACTTTGCAGAATTGTCCTACGGATGCAGGTTTTTCCCTTTATGTCATCAGAAGAACCACAGGCGGTGGAACGCAGTTGATTGAGGATAATGTCGGAGAGTTATACATCCGGTATAACAATACGAACGGTTCGACTACGGCATGGCAACCGTGGCGTAGCATCACAAAGAGCGATGCGTTAGAAGCGTCTTTTGCTAATTACGGGTGTAAGAACCTGCTGAGTCCGAAGAACGCTTCAGCCACTCACACAGTTAACGGCGTTACATTCACCATGAACGGAGACGGCAGTGTTAAGGTCAGCGGAACAGCAACAGCAGAAGCAATCTATACGCTCATTTCAAGCAGTGCTAAAGCGTTAGGCTTGGCAAGCGGACGGTATACGCTGAGCGGTGGTAGCAGTAACGTAACGATGCAGATTCAGTATAACGGCACATGGCTGAGCGACACAGGAAACGCACCGTCATTCACCTATAACAGCGCAAGCACTGCCAGTGACCTTGCACGGCTTATTGTAGGGAACGGGAAGACCGTTAACGAAACAATTTACCCCATGATTCGCAGTGCATCCATACCGGATGACACATATGTGCCGTATGCTCCGAATAATGCTGAGATTGCTCGGAATTACGATACTGTTATTACCGACACCGCAAACAGAACGACATATACCTTTTATCTTAAAAGAAAAGTTGATGCAAACAACTATAACGGTTTGTTCTTTGGGGCAACAACTGACACAGGACAGTTTTTATATCAGTTCCGTGTTCCCGTTACAACAGCGGGGACAGAAGTGACCGTACCGCTTTCAGCTGTCGCAACACATACGTCTTCAACATTCTCAGCAACATACAATCCGACCACGAAAAAATTAACTATCGAATCTAGCGGAACGATATACGGCGGTCTCACGGTCATTGCGCCGTAATGAAAGGAAGGTAAATCATGGCTAAAGAAGAAAAAGTCATTCACTGCAGAGATTGCTACTTCTACAGGAAAAGTCACAAAGATTGCACATCGCTCCATTGGGGCGGTTATCGTGAGGAAACCTTGAATGTAAAGGCATCCGATTTCTGCTCATGGGCAAAGGAAAAAGAAGAAGGAGACCACAATCATGGCTAAATCAGTACAGGACTTTATTAGTCGGTACAACGGCAAGCGTATCGACGATGACTATTGTGCAAATGTGCAGTGCGTGGACGGCTTCCGAGTAGGGTGCAAATATTGGGGCTACCCGGCTTTACCCACCGTTACAGGATGGGCTGACGGCTATTGGTGGTACCGCACGTCACAGGGATGGTCGCAGTACTTCGAATTCGTTACCAATCCCAAAGCACTGCGTCCGGGTGATTGGTGCTTCTGGGCGTACGGAAGCAAGTCATGTCCTTCGTCTCATGTCAGCATGTTTGTAGGGTACACGAACACCCTCAAAACATCCGGTGAATTTTTCGGAGAGAATCAAGGCGGAAACGGCGGATTCACCAAAGGCGTTATCTCATTGGATATCTGCGGAGCCTTCAGACCGAAAGCACTGATAAACACAACCAAGACCACAGAATGGGTCACAAGCCTTTACAAAAACATTCTGCACAGGACTCCGGACAGCGGAGGACTCACGGCATGGGTCAACTCGATCGAGAACGGAACACAGGCGAAGTCGGTAGTGGCTTCGTTTTTTAATAGCCGTGAGTATCTGAACAAAAAGACAAACGAAGAGCAGTTTATCACAGACTGCTATTCCGGATATTTGCAGAGGAAACCGGACAAATCCGGAACGGACCATTGGACAAAGACCTTTAACACAAAGGGCAAACAGGCAGTTCTGAATGGATTCGGAAATTCCAAGGAATTCAAGAAGATCCTCACGAAATACGGTCTGAGATAGGAGGGCGTTATGAAACTTTCAGACAAGCAGTACAACTTTCTCAAATGGTTTTGTCTCATCTGCCTGCCAGCCTGTGCCACGTTATATGGCTTACTGGCAGAAACATGGGGATTGCCTTACGGCGATCAGATCGTCACTACCATAAACGCTGTTGCGACATTCCTCGGCGTACTTATCGGAGTCTCGACCTACAACTATAACAAGGCGGACTCCGACCATGACTGACTTCACAATCTCATTCGGGCAGTTAGTCACCATCGCTGGCGGACTTGCAGCCATTGCGGTGGTCATCCGGTGGGTTGTCAAACCTTTCAAGACCATCGATGACCATGAGCGCAGAATCGGTCTGCTGGAAGGCAATCATGCTGAACAAAAGGAAATCGACACCTACATCACAAAGGCGTTGAATGCCATCGTTAATCATATGATCGATGGGAACGGCATCGACAAGCTGCGTGAAGTTCGTGACGAATTCCAGGACAAGATAATCTCAAAATAAATTAGCCTCGGTGTAACAGCCGAGGCTTTTTTGTTATACTAAGGACAAGTGCATAGTTCAATGGTAGAATGACGGTCTCCAAAACCGTGGATGGGAGTTCGATTCTCTCTGCTCTTGCCTATTTTGAGTTTTGATTTTGCATTTTGAGTTTTGATTTTGAATTTTGTATAATGATTTTGCTTATTTGAAGGATATTCGTATCCTTGGAGACGGGTGCTGACTCACCCGTTTTTTTATCTACTTCCAATCTGCCGGGAATTGCGTATACTAGTAATGGCTTTGTTGTGTATGTGTGTTCTCTTTGTGAAATGGCAACTCATTGCCTTCTGGCAGAAACGGCGTAATCGCCGTTTTTGCTTTCTGTGATACAAAAATGATACAAAAAGTATCAGAATCCATGGTTTTTTATGAGCGTTTATAAAGAAAAACGCCCATTTTTAGGCGTTTTACTGTGCTTATAGATGTCTATGAACTTATCTGTTGTAATGCGCATATACCGATAGATACTGCGTTTATGAAGGCTGTGATACATTTTTGATACGATTTTCCAACATTTCTACCATCTCATCATCGGCTTTCTCAAACAGATGTGAGTATGTGGTCAGCGTCTGCTGAACGGTTGAATGTCCTAAATAATGACTGACGGCGATGATGTTTGCTCCGGAGCCGATCATCGAAGTCGCAAAACTATGTCTCAAATCGTGAATGCGGATGGGCGGAACGCCTGACGCTTTTATATACCCATTAAACCGGGCGTACAACGTGGTATAAGGCACAGGGAAGACCAATTCATCATCTGAATCTAATCGACGCAGAATCGGCTCTAAATCGCCTTGTAGCGCATGCGGTAATTTGAGTACTCGGTCTGATGCTTCTGTCTTCGTGCCGTGCAGATGGACACAGCCGTCATGGAAGTCTGCTTTCCGCAGTGCCAGAGCTTCTGCCTTCCGGCATCCTGTGAAGTAATAAAACTCAAACAGCACCTTATAGAGCGGATGGTCTATGACGCTGAGAAAGCGTGAGAACTGATCGTCAGTCCATGTAGAGTACTGCCGTTTCTTGCCCTTCAGACGGCGGAGATGCTTTGCGTTGTCTTCGATGCCGTAGTTTTTTTCGCCGAAAGCATAGATGGATTTGACCACAGTGATGACCAGGTTGACCGTTCCTGGTTTCAAGCCTTCAGAACAGATGTCTGTATACCATTGCACTATCATCGGCTTGGTAATTTTGCCGACATCCATTTCATAGAAGGGGAAATGCAGTTCCAGCATCCGTGTCTGTGATTCCTGTGTCTGCGGTTTCTGATTGCTGAATTGATAATAAATCTGCGATAATTTCCTAAAGGTCATACTTGCTTCAGTGCTTGCGTAGACACTTCTCTCCCAATCAAGTGCCTCACGTTTCGTGCTGAAGCCTCTTTTTAGTTTCTGCTTGCGCTTTCCGGAAACAGGATCTAAGACCATCGTTTTCGCATACCATGTTCCCCGTTGTTTATCTTTGTAGGCTGGCATGTCATTCACCTGTGGCTCGTTTCATCACTTCTACCCAATCAGCATCGACTATCTTGCAGTAGCGGATAAGCGTTTCGACATCGATTGCCGTCTTGCCGAGTTCCAAGTATGAGATTGTGTTCCGGGATGACACACCGAGAGCGGTGGCAACCTGTTCGAGGGTCATTCTTTTCAGTAACCTTGCGGAGCGGAGTTCAAAACCGATTCTTTTGTTGAGTTCTTCGTCTTTCATCTTGTACACCTCTCATTTGTAATATAGCATAATTTGCAAAAAAACCGGAAATTTTCCTTTACAACAGGATTCAGTAAGTGTAATATGGACTTGTCCTAAAAATCAGGACAGAAAGGAGAGACATGGAAAACATCACACTGAATATCGAATCTATCAGAGTGAACATGGGGCTAACGAGAGCCGAGATGGCGGAGAAGATGCAGGTCAATATCGACCGCTATAATCGGCTGGCAACGGGTGAGAGCAAGATGCTTGCTTCGGAACTGCGCAGATTGCATGAGGTCAGTGGAGTGCCGTATGAGAACATCGTGATTCTCGGCTAATTTTTTTAAACATCAAGTCCTAAAAAATAGGACAGGAGAAAGGAGAATGGCAAAAAGGAAGAAATCAAATGAACAAATAGACGCAGCCGATTATCTATTCAAATCTGAGATAAAACGGCGGTTCGGATTATCAGATTCGGAAGCAAAGCGTGTCTACATCCTCGCCAGACAGGCAGAGCGTGAACATCTCGGCTACAACATTTCCGAGACCAAGGCAAACGCAGATTATGTGTGGCAGGTACAAGGAAAAAAGAAAGGGCAGATGGTGATGACATCCGCCCGGAAGAAAGGAGTACTTTCCAAATGAAACATCAGAATTATATCACATTTGATGACATCGTGTTCGGATTGTGGATTACCGGACTCATGCCCTTCGCACTTTGCGTCATCGCATTCGGTCTGATCGGGGTGATTTTATGAACATCCTGTGGCATTCGGTCAAATATCCGCCGAAGAAGGACGGAATGTATTACGTCAAGGCTCAGCGGTATCGCAATGGCGTGGAGTATTGGGGCATAGACACCTATTTCTACACAGTCGCAGCTGGGTGGAATACGTACTACGAAACCGAGTATGACGATTACTGCAAGCCCTACCAGGGGAGGCTTATGGCGGACAGCCGCATCGAGATGAGCGAAGACCGCTATTGGGCGGAGGTTGAACATGTATCAGATTGAGGAAATCACCGCATGGAGAATCATCGCTGAAGACGGAACAGCAGTATCGGGATTGTTCGAAGACTACGATGACGCAGTCAACGAGCTGGAAGCCTACAGGGAAGCCGAAGACTACGAAGAAAGTGTGAGGAACGAGAGATGGTAGTACTCCTGGTGATTACATGTTTCGTTCTCTGTCTGATCGGGATGCTGGGAACCGGAAGTGTGGTTGCAGATGTTACTGAAGCACGGGCTGACATCCGGAGGCTGAAGGCACAGATCGACACGCTGCGTTTGAAAGTCGATGCCCAGGAGACAATCCTGGCTGAGGAGATGGCGAAGAACGAGGATCTGAAATACAGACTGATAACCGTTCAAAACTCATATGTCCGGACCAAGCGCGACAATGAGAACTTAGCGCACAGATTAATGAGAGGAGAAACAAATGAAAATGACGAAAAAGCAGGCTGAGGCTTATGTCAAAGATCCTGCTAATTGGGAAATAATACCGGGAAATGAATACTTCCGGACGGCAAGGATGACTTTTGCCGGTACCGAATATCTCCGGTTTGACGAGAAGGTTGTGGTTAACCATTCGGATGCGTTCCGGGGATTGCCGGCAAAGAAGGAATTCGTTCCGATGTATTACAGAAGGGTCGCCGAACCGTTCACCTATGCGCTCCGGGAGCTGGCGATCGCAGACGAGATCTACTATGCAGCGAAGAAGGAGGCAGCAAATGAAAGCAATCATTAAAAAGCCCGGCTGCGGTCCGGATCTGATTGAGATCGACAACACGCTGGAGGCGCTTCAGGAAGCGGTCGGCGGATACATCGAGACAGTGACAGTGGCGAAAGACGCGGTCATTATCTGCAACGAAGAAGGCAGACTCCTGGGCTATCCGCCGAATGTCAGAATCTTCGGCGTTGACTTTGTCGGCACCGTTCTGATCTGCGGAGTCAAAAGAGACCTGTTCTGCGATGTGCCGCATCCGGATGCTTGGCTCGAAGAACTCGATAAAAAGGAGAATTTATTATGAAATTCACAATCACAAAAGGAAAGATCAAGTCTGCGATCAGACTTGTCGCCTATGGCGCTGAAGGCATTGGCAAGAGCACCTTTGCCTCGCAGTTCCCGGAACCGCTCTTCATCGATATCGAAGGCGGAACCAAACAGCTGGACGTGTCCAGATTCCCGACTCCGGAGACCTGGCGCGATCTGATGGCGGAGATCGATGCAGTCATCGAAGATCCGGCCATCTGCCAGACGCTCGTCATTGACACAGCAGACCGGGCAGAGATTCTGCTCATCAATCATCTGCTGCAGGAAGACGGTGTCGACTCGATTGAGAAGTACGGAGGCGGATACGGCAAAGGCTACACAGCGCTGCAGGAGCGCTTCCTGAAGGATCTGCTGAACCGTCTGGACAAGGTCATCGCAAAGGGCGTTAACGTCGTACTGCTGGCACACGCTGCCATGCGGAAACTTGAATCACCGGAAGACCCGCCGTTCGATCGGTGGGAACTGAAGGTCTCCAAAAAAGTGGCGCCGGTCATTAAAGAATGGGCTGACATCCTGCTGTTCATGAACTACGACGTCATGGTCGTTGAGGAGAACGGCAAGAACAAAGCCAAAGGCAAAGCGAAACGAAAGATGCACGCAAACCACAAACCGACCTATGACGCAAAGAACAGGTATGGTCTTCCGGATGACATGGATCTGAGTTTCGAACCGCTCAGGGCGATCTATGAAGGGACTGTCCCGAAGCGTAAAGAGAAGACACAGCTGAATGTAGACACGCCGACAGACCTCGGCACAGAACCGGCAGAAGAGGACGTCAGAGACGTTCTGGCGCGCCGTTTGGAGCAGAACGGAGTAACTGTCGAGGAAGCAGAACAGTGGCTCACAGCGACTCACAGACTGGCTGAGGGCGGTCATCTCATGGATCTGTCCGGAACACAGGCAAAGTCAATGGTCGACAATATCAAAGCACTCGTTAAATACATAAAGGAGAAGAAAGACGTATGAAATTCGACAGAAACGCAATAGCGAACAATGACACATCCGACAGAGAAGTTCTGCCGGCAGGCACATACAGATTCAAAGTGGAGTCCGCCATCCGGAAACAGTCCAAGAAAGGCGGAATGATGTGGGAACTTCAACTCTCGTTCCCGGATCAGCCGAATGCAAAATGGGTCTACGATTACCTGAAAGAAGATGAGAAGAACCTGTGGAAGTTCGCACAGTTCTTCGACTCGATCGGATCTTGTGACGATGACACGGATGCCGTTAAGTACGCATACGGCGAAGAAGGCCGTGTCACCCTGGTCATTGAGAGATCCGAAGAATACGGCGACAAGAACAAGGTCAAGAGGTATGTGGCAATAAAGAAAGAAGAGAAGAAGCCTGAGCAGCCCGAGCTGACCAGCGAGGATCTTCCGTTCTGAGGCCGATATGCGTTACATCTGCGCAATCGATCCGGGAAACATCGAAAGTGCCTATGTGCTGATGGACGAGGGGCTGTGCCCCTTGTCTTTCGGCAAACAGGCAAACGAACTTATGTACGCAGCGATGATTGACTCGTTGCAACGCCTTACACCGTACGACACCATCGAGTTCGCCGTTGAGATGATCGCGAGTTATGGAATGCCGGTCGGCAGAGACGTGTTTGAAACTTGTGTGTGGATTGGACAACTGAAGGAACGTCTCCGCAATTATGACGTGTCGTATGTGTACAGGAAGGACGAAAAAATGGTCTTGTGCCATTCTTCCCAGGCTAACGACGCAACGATCCGGCAGGCGTTGGTCGACCGTTTCGCGTGCGGAGAACCGAACTACGGCAAAGGCACGAAGAAAAACCCAGGATGGTTCTACGGCTTCCGGGCGGACATCTGGCAGGCGTACGCCGTCGGAGTGACCTATCACGATATGAGTTAGAGGAGGGACGGTTATGAGCGCAATATTAAACGCTGCGCTTGAATATGCAGAACACGGGTTCTCTGTCTTTCCTGCAAGAAGATCTGACAAGGCTCCGCTGACACAGCACGGGCTGAAGGACGCTTCCAAAGACCCGGAACAGATCCGGCAGTGGTGGAAGATGTTCCCGGACGCGAATGTCGCGATTGCCCTGGGCAAACCATCCGGCGACGTGTTCGCCCTGGACATCGACGTCAAAGCCGACAAACGGGGAGATGAGCTGATCCGGATGTGGCAGGCGGTCCATGGAGATTTCCCGAACACGGTCACGGCGGTGACCGGATCGGGCGGAATGCATCTGTACTTCAGATTGCCAGGCATCGAGCGATATAAGAACAAAGTCGAGGCGATCGAAGGTGTAGATATTCGGGGCGACGGCGCGTATGTCGTCGCTCCGCCCTCCATTTATGAAGACGGGCGCACATATTCATGGGAAAACGGCATCAGTATCATCGATGACGAGATCGCTGACGCAAACCAGTCCGTTATTGAACTGCTCGAACTGAATCGGAAAGACGTAGAACCGGAGCGAAAGCCGGCTCAGAAGACTTCCGTAAGGGACGTTCGGGAAGGGCAGAGAAACGACACGGTCTTCCGGTATGCATCTGCCCAGCGCGGGCAGGACGTTCCGATCGAAGTGACCATGACCGCCGCCAGAGAACTGAACAGCCAATGGCCAGAGCCTCTCTCAGAACATGAACTGCGTAAAACAGTCGAATCCGCATACCGGTATGAACCGAATGAGACGACGATCTACGGTGAAGCGTCTCAGCAGGAGCCGAGTGAAGAAGAGCTTGAAGCGCCGACGGTTGACGAATTCGATGAAGAGGAAGTCGAATGGATCATCCCTGGATGGCTGCCGCGAGGGCAGATCACGATGCTTTGCGGAACCGGTGGAACCGGAAAGACATCACTGTGGGTGTCGCTGATTGCATCGTTATCCAGCGGAGAACGATCCATATTCAATGGGACAGATCCGTATGTAGTGAAGCGAGAATCGATGAAGATCCTGTTTTTCTCCGCAGAAGACACGGTCGAGAACGTGATCAAGAAGAAACTGAGAGCAGCCGGCGCGAACATGAAAAACATACGGACCGTGTCACTGACTTCAAAGAACTTCGAGAAGATCCATTTCGGGTCAAAGTATCTGGAAGGGCTCTTCAGGAAATATCGGCCGGATCTGTGCGTTTTCGATCCAATTCAGAACTTCGTCGGCAGCCGGATCAAGATGTCGGACAGGAATGCTATACGGCAGAACATGAGGACGCTGATCGAATGGGGAAGCCTGTACGGAACGGCATCTCTGGTCGTCATGCACACGAACAAACTGAATTGGATCGAAAAC